GCACAAAGAGCATACGTCGAAAATGATATTCGTAATGTTGGCTTTCTTCTCTATGAAACCTCAAGTGGCTTAAAGTTTAAGAATCTTCTTAATCTATACACGGCAGATCCAGTAAACTTTTACTTTGACTCCAACGTGAGAAGAACCCAAGAACTCCAAGATGATTTTACACTCGCCACGCACAAGATGAGAAATCTCAAATTTGGCAAAGAATTCAATCGTGCAAAACAAGTATCGACTGGTGTCTTCTCAACAAATTTAAAATCATTTGACATCACTCGAAAGTTTATCTTAAATCAAAATCTATCGTATGCCAAGGACTCAATTCTTGCAAGCGATACGGGACGAGGAGAGACAATCATTTCTGAGGCAGACAACGAAAACTACACAAGACCAAAAATTTTGTATACAAACGACAGCACCTCAAGATTTGCACCCAATTATGACGATATAACAGAGTGTGAATTGTATCTTAATTCAAACATTGGGATTCACAATGACTCACAGATCACGTTTGACATTTGCGGAGATTCAATTCTCGAAGCAGGTCAGACGATTTCAATTCAAATTACAAAGAATGACGTTGACGAGGAACTGATCCAAGAGGGTGAAAATGATGAAGACCTTAGCACAAATTATTTAATTAAAGGATTGGGTCATCGGTTTTACTTTGATCCGTCCGCTGGTGACGAATATAAAACTGCCATCGAAGCAGTGAGAAATTTCCGTGGACAAGCAGTGCCAACTACCACGACAATAGGAGATTAATATGCAAAATTTTGTATGGTTTCAGGGTGTGATTGAAGATCGAAACGACCCTTTGAAAATTGGTCGCGTGAAGATTAGGTGTTATGGTTATCACACAGAAAACAAACAGGATCTTCCGACCGAAGATTTGCCTTGGGCAACACCGATCACTCCAGTGACATCCGCATCCGTAAACGGTATTGGTGAAACGCCGCTTGGTCCTGTCACTGGTACTTGGGTTGTGGGATTTTTTAGAGATGGCAGCCTTGCACAAAACCCTGTCTATTTTGGAACCATCCCCGCAATCTCAAGTATGCTTCCAAATCCAAACATTGGATTTAGTGATCCGAGTGGTGAATATCCAAAAGAAGACTTCATTGACGAATCCGATACAAACCGTTTGGCAAGAAACGAAAAGATTGAAGAAACGATTGTCGAAAAGAAAAGAAATGACATCGACGAGATGGAGGTTCCCTCTGGTGGTGGTTCGTCAAGTCAAATCACGGAGCCAACAACACCATATAACACACAGTATCCATTTAATAAAGTGAAAGAAACTGAAGGCGGTCACATTCAAGAGTTTGATGATACACCCGGTGCAGAGAGAATCCATTGGTATCATCGTTCGGGAACCTTTGAAGAAATTCATCCTGATGGCAGCACGGTTCTCAAAGTTGTAGGCAGCAAGTACGAAGTGACTATTAACGATAATAACCTACACGTTAAGGGCGATCTCAACATCGATGTGGATCAGAACGCAAACATTCTTATCAACGGAAATGCAAATGTGAAAGTAGATGGCAAACTTGACTTTGTTGCCGAGGATGGCATAGATATTTCTACGAATGGAAATTTGAATCTTTCTGGCAAAACTGTAAACATTTCTGGAAAGCCAATCAATTTGAACTAATATGGGATTACCAGCAGCGAGAATCGGTGATAAGGCAGGTGGCGACATACTCAGTAGTCGTGCCAACTCTGTTAACATTAATGGACTCCCGCCAGCGACAGTTGGATCGACTGTTTCTTCACACGGAGACTCGCCCCACTCATCTGCGAAAATTATCACTGGTAGTACGACTGTTTACAGTGCAGGTGTTGGACTTTCAAGAGTCACTGACTCTGCTACCTGCTCTCATTCAATTTCGACTGGTTCGGGAAACGTGAATATCGGATGACTACAAAAGAAACACTCAACTTGATCAACTATGTCCAAGCAAAGGGTGTTCTTCTCACAATCTTTGCAGAGGAGGAGGGGTACACACAAAACTTTACAGACAATGAGGGCAATAAAGGATCATATCCCAAAGGTCAGACAGCGAGATCCGCATTTGTATCGATGATATTAAAGTCTCTCACAAATATTCAAATTAAAAATAATTATCCAGAATTGTCTGATCAAAAAATTGATGCAATGCGAGGACTATTCAATCAAAATAAAAACATCAGACCCTTTGAATTTCCTGTGCAGATTAAAAATTCAAATGATGAACTAACGAGTCTTTTATTTAATGATCGACAGTCTGTGTATTCTTATCTTTTACAGACCAAACCCTTGGTGAACTATCAAACTGGTTCGTACGATAGACCCGGAATCACAAGAAAATTTTCGGTTAAAGAAAAGGGTAGTAATTCAACAATCGTTGACACTGATGCTCCATCTTCTGCGATCTCTGGTGATATCTGGATAAATACTAGCACAGGGATTAACTACGTTTTTGTCATCGAAGATGGTCGTGGTTATTGGGTAGAAATGTGAGAAAAATATGACGATTGATTTATTTACCGTTCTTAGAAATGATCTTATTAATGAGGATTTGAAGCCTTTTATTTTTTCGCCTAAAATTCAAGAATTGGGTGGTGAAGTTAATAAGGATGCTATCTTTCTTGATATTACTCAACTTGAAAAAGTTTTTCTAACCGATGAGGAAGAGGAAGCAGGAGTAGAGCCGTTTACTAAATTCTCTAGCATAATTGAATTTGGAAATTCTGATGAAGACACAATGTTGGAAAACGCCGCACTTAATCTTCCTCTTCTGACAGGAAAAACTTTAGAAGAACTTCAAATTATCGAAAATGTGAATCTTAACTTTAGTTTTGTGATCGACGATATGGTTGACCCGGATCTTCGTTTTCTTAATGGCACTGAAATTAATTTTGATCACTTCTTTTTGTCACTTTTTGGAACATATCGTGATAATACTCCATCTGGAAGTTATCAACTCTCCGGAGTGATGCCTAATTTTTTGAATGGTATAAAGAAGAGATTAAATGTAATTGAAAGGATTTTTACTAATGCAAATATTAGTATCACCCCAATTTACAATCCGACTTATTTACCAATTTTAGATTACGATTCCTTTTACGAAGACGGATTGAGAAACTACTTTACATTCATTGAAAGATTAGGTCCGTATGGTGATAGATTAGATCCATTGTTTGTGTCTCCGATTGATCGTAACGTCGGACTCGCTCGTGATATTTTTGATTCGGTGACTGAGGGTAATGTTCGATTATTGTCTCCTCTCGGCTCAGATATTCCCCCAATCCCTCCAGCCGGTGAAGAGCAAGAACCATCACTCCAATTGTCAATTGTAAGAGATCAAATAGAGCGTGCATATAATATATTTTTAAAACAATTTTCCGCAGAAGTTCCGATACTTCAAGGGGGAGGTACTACGACTGTTGGTAATCTTAAAAGTAAAATTGGTATTGCCCATAATCATTCAGTTACGTTTGAAGATTTGGATAATCCCCCAAATGATGAGGGTTACATTTCTCAGGAGTTTTTCGAGAACTTAGTTGATAGTATTATTGATTTTAACAGTGCCTCTTTAAGTGCGAACAAATTCTATCTAAGAACAAACACTTTAGGTGTAAATTCGTTTTTACCAGAGGGGGCGATTCTCACTGGTAGTGATGATGATGCTGAAACCGAAATAACACAGTCCAATGAATATATTGCGACGGGTCAACTATTTAATCTTGATTTGTTTAATACCTCTGGATGTGATCTTCCTCCCCTGCCACTCTCAGATGATGAACTACAAGCCATCAAAGATGTTATCTCTGGTGAGGTTTTTAGAAGTCCAGTTGAAGAGGCGGTCAATAAAGTATTGGGTGGCACTGGTCAAATTCTTAGTGATTTATCAAACGCAATAGATATTCCGCTAACTGATGAACTTGGAAATCCAATTTCAACTTTTGTGGACAGCCAAGGCACACTTCGTATCAATACTGCTGTTGGATTTTTAACAGAGCGTATTAATTTAATTACATCACGATCACAAGAATTTCAAGATCACGCATACAGACTGAGTGGTGTGAGTAATTACAAAGAGGGCTTCAGCCCCGGCGGTGGAGTTGGTGATCTTCCCGGTCTGGTTGGTATTCAATCAATTGCACAAAATTACAATAATATTAAAAATGCCCTAGATTCCGGAAACATTGGTCAGGCTCTTGTAGATCATTACTCTCCGTTTTTTGGTAGCATTTTAGGTCCGGGTCAAGCCTTGTACGACTCCATTGATTCATTGGTCAATGGTGATATTCGAGGCTTCTTATCTGAGTTTCCACTAAATGATGGTAGATTAGATTTAGCAAGAGCCACACAAGAGCAATTACAAAGGCTAATTGATCTTGGAAATTCAACTCTCGATTTCGTATCGAGTATTAGAAATCTTATTGATTCAGACAATGCGACTTATTTTGCTGCACTAGACTACATTTCTAAATCAAGCCTTGGGTTCTCAGTCTTGACAATGGCAGAAGATCCTTGTTTCAGTCAAAAATTATTGGGGCAAATTGCAAAACCTGACTTGAAAGGCTTACTCAACATTACATAAATAAAAATATGAGCAGATTCTCAGACATCGATCTTAACTTTACAAAGAACCCCATCACCAACGATGTCAATATCTTGCGTGACAATGAGGCGGTTCGTAGATCGGTGAGAAATATTGTTCTCTACAATTTTTTAGAAAAGCCATTTTCTCCTACATTCGGTGGAAATGTTCGTGGAAAACTTTTTGAAAACATTAATTCAATCACAGCACTTAGAATCAAGGGAGAGATTGAAAAAGCAATTATTGATAATGAGCCGCGTGCTTCTCTAAGAGGTGTCAAAGTTGCACCAGATTTAGATAGAAACGCATTTGATGTGACAATTATTTTTAACGTTAACAACAACCCCGCTCCCGTCAAAGTTGAAATCAGTCTTGAAAGGATTCGATAATGGACAACGAAAGACAATCACTCTCTGTCAATCAACTTGATTTTGACACAATCAAGCAAAATATGATTAACTTTCTTCAAAATCAAGAAGAATTCAAAGACTATGACTTCGAGGGATCTGGTCTTAGTGTAATTCTTGACCTGTTATCATACTACACTCACTATCAAGGCGTTTACAACAACTTTACTGCAAGTGAATTGTTCTTGGATACAGCACAAAAAAGATCATCGGTTGTTTCTCACGCTAAAAGTTTAGGGTATGTTCCATTTTCGAGGACCGCCCCTACACTCACAGCAAACTGCACATTTAATAATTTAAAAATCAATACCCTTCCGAGGGGAACGAGATTTCTTGCAAGGGTTGGAAACAAATCATACAATTTTACAAACATTGATCCAATTTCACTTTCCATATTAGACACGAATACTGGAAATGGTAGATTTGCAAACAACGTCGAACTTCGAGAGGGTGAGATTAAATCTTTCTCTTTTGTTGTGCCTTCATCGGACGCAAACCAAAATTATAGAATCGATGATCCCAATGCTGATACAAAAACCTTTCGCGTTCAAGTATTTAAGTCCGTGAGTGACACATCTGGAGTAGATGATGTCTGGAGCGAAGCCAACAGTTACACTGAAATTACCTCTACAACAAACGCTTTCTTTGTTGAGGAGGATTTTGATGGTGTCTATTCGATTCGGTTTGGCGACGGTGTGATTGGTAAAAAACTGAGTGCCGGAAACTTGATCAATGTATCGTATTTGCAAACAAATGGACCGCTTGCAAATGGAGTTGGCAAAACAGATTCTGCCACATCAAGAGCATTGTTCTACAATGAGTTTTCTACGATTGAAGTGGAGAGTGCTGCCTCTGGTGGATCCGAAAGGGAGTCAGTCGCAAGTATTCGATTTAATTCACCAAAATCGTTTTCTGCACAAAACAGAGCCGTCACAACCTCGGACTTTGAAGCATTAGTTTCAAATAATTTTTCAGGATTCAGATCAGTCTATTGTTATGGCGGTGAGGATGCAAATCCACCTCAGTTTGGAAAGGTGTTTATCACACTGAAACCAAACTCAGGATCAATCATCACGACAAGTCTCAAAAATTCTATTCAAACATTTTTACAGTCCAAATGCTCTGTCGGTGTATCTCCGGAAGTTGTCGATGCGATTCAGTTGTATTTTAGATACAATGCAAATGTTGTGTACGATCCATCAAAAACAATTTTGAATGAAGCGAGTCTCATTGCTGTAATCCAGCAGACTATCTCAGATTACTTTGAGCAAAATTCTCAGAACTTCTTTTCTGTTGTGTCAATCAGTAGAATGGAAAAGAAAATCCTTGACTCACTCGTTGAAGTTGAAACCCTTTCATTAACTCCATCACTTGAGGCAAGATTTATTCCCACCCCGAATGCACCATCCAACTATGCTTTGAATTTTGCAAATCCTATCTTTCACCCTCACGATGGTCACTCCGCAGTCGTGACTACGAATGATTTTATTTACTTTGACAATGATGGAAACGAAGTTGTGGTGTTTGCAGAGGATGATGGATTAGGAAAACTCAAACTTTTCACAACCGTAAATAGCACAAAAAACGTAGTCGAAGAAGATTTTGGAACAGTTGATTATGAAAAAGGAGTTGTGACATTCAATAATTTTACAATTAAGGAATTGTCTGGGGATGTTCGTGTTCGTTCCGTTATTGCAAATAATAGGTTGATTGCCAATGAAAATTATATTTTAGCACAAGATGTGCAGGACTCTGAAAGAAACAATGTCGTGATGTCTCCGGATGATCGCCCAGACCGAAAAATTCAAACTTCAACCTCTGGAGTTTCATATGTTGGAACATCTTCGATCTCAAGTGCCTTTACCCCTTCTGAAAATCCAAATCTTAGTGGAAGCAGATTAAGTTCCTCGCCTGTCAGAACCCCCAGCACTGGTAGTAGTTCCTCGTCAAGTAGAGGGAGTGGTTACTAATGTCACTCGCGTACGGTGGTTCCTTACTTCTACCCCTACAGGCATTCTCTGAGCCGACGTTTGGTGCGACAGGTCCGTTATCAATTGATGAACGTTTTTCTATTTTAGCAGAGCAGTTTCTACCAGATTTTGTTGTTAATGATCACCCGACCTTCGTTGCTTTTATGAAGGCTTTCTTGGAATTCACCGAACAAAAAGGAAACCCACGGGCAGAAGCGGTTAGAATCAACACCTATAAAGATTTTGATCAGACATTGAATTCATTTGAGAAACATTTCAGAGAAACATACCTTCAAAATTTTCCCAAAAAGTTTTCTAGCACGGTCAATGAAGATTTGGCGATCAAAAGGGTCAAAGACTATTACAAAAATAAAGGTAACTCCGAATCAGTTGAGTTTTTGTTCAGGCTTTTGTACGACAAAGAAGCCGACGTAGAATATCTTCGAGATAAAATTTTTAGACTTTCGGACTCAGACTATTCTAACTCCATATCGATCTATACATCTCTTTCAAACCCAAGGTCAAAACTTAAGGACTTCATTGGTGCTAGAATTTATCAGCGTAAGAATGAATTTGATGGAAAAAGTCCAATCAATGCCTCTGCTGATATCGACAATATTATTTTTCGGTTTGACACAGCAACCAAAGTTGATTATGCAGAAATTGTTTTAAAAAATAGAGTCGGTGAGTTTTTACCAAACTTCAAAGTCATTTTAGAAAATGATTCGACTATTAAAGAAACAGTGTTTGATTTGGTTTCGGGGGTGAAACCGAGTTTGGTAGGTGGTATCACTCAAGACGGATCTGGCTATGCTCTCAACGACACTGTTCTCATCAAAGAGGGCAAAAAAATTGTTTCCAAGTTAAAAGTAGACAATGTATCCACGCTTGGTGAGATTAGATCAATTTCAAAGCCAATTGGAAAACCTGTAAGGATTTTCACGGTTGACTCAAATCTTTCTGTTGAGATTTTGACGGCAGGAGGCACTGGTGCGTCATTAAATATTTTCGGCGGGCGTGGTGAGATTTTAGACGAAAATGTTTTTGAGAGTAGTCGCTCACTATTGTCTTCCTCATCTGTTATTCAGAATAACTTTAATTATCAACAATTTTCTTATACAATCTCAGCAGAAAAGTCGTTGAAACAATACGCTGATATTGTAAAGAAAGTTTTTCATCCCGCTGGCAGTATGATGCTGGGACAATACAAAACGATTACAAATCTCAAAATCGCCGGATTCACTTCAAATGTCACCAAAGATGAACTCGACGAAAATATCTTTATTGTGCCATTGATTGGAAATTATCTTCCATATACGATTTCTACAACATCTGACTTTAGGGGCGACACTCTTGGTGCTGACTTTGGTGACTTTTACCCAAACGGGTGGGGTGGCATTACAGTATCACCTTTAACATTTACGGGCAGTGATCCAGATGTCGCACCAGATTTGGTTTTTCCTTTCACTGATCAAGTCGTCCCAATTGGAAATGGCATTTATAGTGGTGATGAGGATGTAAGTCCAGAGTATGTTCAATCTGTATTCAACGAATCTGAGAGAAAAGTTGGATATGATGTTGCACCAAGAACACAAGTTCCAATGACATTGAGTGACTCTCAAAGATTTGGTGAGGGATTTAGTGGTGGATATATTATTTATCGACACCCAAGAACTTTGTTTAAGGAAAATAGAAGAGAAGACGAGTTAACAAAAATTAATAATAAATATGAGTTTTCTTCTTCCAGAGGAAAAGTAAGAATTCGTTTTCAAAGCGTTAATATGACAATTAGCGGTGTTTCTGGATCTATTCAAGTTGGTGATGAATTGACTCAAAAAGTCCCCGGTCAAGTAGCAGCATTTGGTGAAGTCATCGCTGTGCAAAGCAAAGACTTCTCCAGAACACCGGCAGCCAAAGAGCAACAGGTGATTTCATCAGCAATTCCTGTAAATAAATTTACGGTCAATCCTATTCTTTCCACCACATCATCTGTAGGGAAAGGCAGAGCAGGTTTTAATAATACGGTTTTAACTGTGAAAGTAAAAAGCGGAAGTTTTACATCTCAAGGTGGTATAAAGGTTTTTGCTGATGACGGAGACTCATTTACAATTATAGGGGACTCGGCTTCTGCATCTCTCCCATTTGTTTCCTCTGTGCAACAAGATATGGAGTTTGGTGATGTTCGTATTTCAGACTTCCTTAATAAAATGACTGTACCAAAACTTGATACATAAAATGGAGTTCTTATGTCCGGCGTAACTTACGATTATCAATTCAAAGGTCAACTTGCAAAAAACTTTGTGAGTCAATTCGGTCCTCTTTCAGAGGATAAATTTTTTATGTGTCTTTCCGGTATCACGGGATCAACGACGGATCAACGCACTGACGAAAACGAAGGATCTGTTAGACGAAATATGATCGTTGCAAAACGTATCGAAGCAAGTGCGAGTACCGTCTTGGTTCCGAGATACGATTGGGTTGAAGGTATTTCGATGGATAAGATTTCATCTGATACTGATACAAGCACTCTCACAAATCCGTTTTATGTTTACGACGATTCTACCAAAAATGTTTACATCTGTCTCGAAAACAATGGTAATGAAACTGGCTCAGACATTCAACCAAACGGAACAAGCACAGATCCAATTGTTTTGTCAGATGGCTTTGAGTGGAAATTTCTTTACACCATTCCATCGGGCTTAGAAGACTTTATTGATAAGAATTATATTCCTGTAAAACAATTGCCATTTTACGAAAGAATCGCCAACGCATACGAAAACACTGATCAAAACCAATATGAAGTTCAATATGAGGCAAACTTGGACGGTAACGCTGGATCTATTTCTGGAATCAGTATCACAAGAGGCACTGGTAATTTAGTTTTTAATTCAGGCTTGCCCAGAAATAGTTCTAATCAAGTATCTATTGTTTTGGGCGACAAAATGACAGTAATTGTTAATCAAAATGTACCGGAGGGTAGTGAAGAGTATGGTATTAGATTCTTGAGTGGTGTTGCGAGTGGAGTTGTTCGTAAAATTAAGGGTGTCAACAATAATGAAATAAAGTTAGGAACACGCCTTCCAGATACTCAAATTCCAAAACCGGGTGATTTGTTTGAGATTGGTCCAATCATTAATATTGACGGCGACGGAAGAGACGCGGAAGCCTTTGGGTCACTCAAAAATGACAAAACAATTGAAAATATTGTTGTGCATAGCCCCGGTGAAAATTACACAACGGCAAGCACTTCATTTTCCGTCATCAATCAAGAATTTGATTATACTTTGAATCCACTTATTTTTGATCCAATCGGAAAAGACCCAATCTCAGAACTTGCAGCAAATGAAGCCGCAATCGGTGTGAAATTTGAAGGCAGTCTGGATTTATCAAGCGACGAGGCATCTGGTGTTGGGAACGATTTCATCAACATTGCAATTCTTAAGAATCCAAAAATTACTGCCGACCTTGAGAATGGTGGTAAATTATTAAACTTTGATGATTTTAGAAAAACCACCGTCCTTGTTCGTGAGGTTTCTGCAACAGGAAGTCTCGTTGGATTCGGTCTTGATGATCCAAGCAAAGTTTACACGGTAATTGGAAATCTCTCTGGTGTAGTCGGTGAGTTAGATGGTCCTCTGTCACTTGATACTGGATCAGAGGTTTCGGGAGAGATTGTTGTCAAAAATATGGCAAAGCCTTTTATCAATGATGAAATTCTGACTGTTCTTGCAGCAGATAAACGAGAAGGAACGTTTACGCAGTTAGAAAAGAAACTCAAGGTTTATCAAACAAGATTTGAAGATACCCAACTGAGCGTTTCAAAAACTGCTTTTAGAGGAACACTTGGTCTTAAAGCGACAGGCATTAATAATGCCGAAAACAGAGTGAAGTTTGATGGTAGAATTCTTAACGATCAAAGACGGGGCGAAGGAAAAGTGGTGTCAGTTAGAAATCTTCCGGGCGATGATGAGTTTGAAGTTTTTGTGACCGATCTTGATGTGAGGGGATTGACTTATGGATTTGGTGTAGGTGACACCTTCACCATTGATCGAGTTGGTGGAGGAGGTTTGATCGGCACTGTGACAGAAGTTATCGATCCGCAATTTGATACCAAGTCTGGAGAAATGGTATACATACAAGGACTAGGCGAAAGTGTCAGCAGAGTCGCGGAGCAATCTGAATTTATCAAACTTATCTTTAATTTCTAATAAGGGGAAATGATGACGGCATACAACAAAGGAACTATGGGTGGAACCCCCTATTTCAATGACTTCGACGAAGATAAAAAATTTCTTCAAATGATGTTCAAGCCGGGATTCCCTGTCCAAGCCCGCGAACTTTCCCAACTACAAAGCATTCTTCAAAATCAAATTGAAAGATTTGGCAATCACATCTTTAAGAATGGCTCTGTCGTTTTAGGTGGAGAAGTTTCGACATCGAAGGCTGCGTTCATTCGTATTTCTCGCAACACAGAGTTGAGCGAAAGCGTCCTTGAAAGTATGGTTGGTCAAACTCTTCGAGCGACATCCGGAAACATTACTACAGATGCAAAAGTTGTCGGGTTCGCAGACAAAGTAAATTTTGTTGACGATGACTATCAGGTATTGTTTTGTCAATATTTGACTCCCGGATCCTTTCAACAAAATCAATCGATTGAAACTGTTGGCACAAACAATATTGGTGTTTCAATCACATCTTTGTCTGGTGTGACTGCACCCGGAGTTGGAACTGTTGCCAACTTTGTCTCCGTGAATCCCGGCGTGTATTATGTTGATGGGTATTTCAATAAAAATGATGCTCAGGGCTTCGCACCCTACAATACAATTAGGAATGGTTCCACGGCTTCTTATAGAGATTTTTCACAAAATACGATTTCTGTTGGTTTTGATGTAAACAGAAGTGTTGTTTCTGTCGATGATGACTCTAGCCTTCGTGACCCTTCATTCGGTTTCAATAACTTTAACGCTCCCGGTGCAGATCGCTACAAAATTGATCTCAAAATATCACAGAGAGGTTTGACCGGAACAAACGCTAGTGGTTACAGTGTTATTGGTACTACTGGTGGTTCTTATGTTGAATTGATTCGTATTATTGACAACAAATCAACCAAAAAGATCAAGTATCCTGACTACGCAGAACTTGAAAAAACACTGGCTCGTCGAACGTATGATGAATCTGGTCATTATACAGTCATTCCTTTCCCCGCCGAAACAGACACTTACTTGAATACATTTGGATCTTCGGATTCTACCAAGTTTGGTGTGATTCTTGCTCCGGGTAAAGCCTACGTTCGTGGATTTGAGTTTGAAACTATTGCAAATACAAAACTTGAGTCATCATATCCAAACTCTCTGGCGACCATTGAAAATGTAAATCAATATAGTAGACAACTTGGATCATTCTTTGAGTTTACAGATGGTGCAATTAAAAATCTGCTGACTGATACATCAAACATTTTTTTACGGTCTACAAGAATGTTTATGTACGACGCTGGAGTGAACATCATCGGCTCATTCAATCCGCTTCACATCGCAAGAAAGGCTGGCACAGGAACACAGCCTGTAAGAATGTATATTGCAAATGTCTCATTCAACGCTGGGAAAAAACCATCTGATATCGCTTACATTTCAGATAAAGCAACTGATCCTTTAAACACTGACAACAACCTAATTAGTTTTGACAGTTCTCAAAGATTGATTCAGTCTGGATCATCAAGAAGACTTTTCAAGGTCGGCAGCGGTGTAAAAAATCTTTCCAATCCTGTTAATCTTGAGGGCATCAGAACGTTTACAGGTCAAGTCAACGCACAGGGCAATGCGGTCATTCAAACTCTTGATGGCAGAAGATCATTCGCAGGGTTCAAAGGAAGAGTTAATGGATCTTTGATTGGTCCTACTTTATTATTAAGAAATACATCTGGCGAAAGTTCAATCATCAGATCAGACGACTTCACCGTTAACTCTGCAAGTAATACAATTTCAATTTCTGTAGGTGCGCAATTTTCAAATAGTTCTTTTGTTGCATTTTTGCCAATCAACATTACTGATAAGTCTGCGGTAAGGACCAAAACACTTAGTGGAGAAATCACATCAAGTCTCACATTTACGAACGCATCGAGTGAAATCAGACTTGGCGTAGTCGATGTAAAAGAAGTCACAAGTATTGTGAACACAGATACCGGCTTAGACGTTATTGATGATTTTGTGTTGAATGATGGACAAACAGAAGAAGCCTATTTGGAGTCTACACTTTCACTAAAAGCAAATGCAACCG